CTTAAAAACATCCCATATCTACTATCCACAACATAGGGGAATTGTCCGCCGCCTATAACTTTAATTCCATAACCGTCAATTGAGGCTTCAGCATATATACAGAAAACATTTACCTTCGATGGTCTCTCAGAGGGTGCTCCAGCAAAGCTATAATTGACCCCGGTATAATCGAGGTTTAAGTTTAATGACACACTCCGGGCTGCGTTGTCTACTGATATTACCAGGCCGCGATAATCGAGAACGTTGCTGACTGACGGCCTTAGCGGGCAACTCACGTTATCAGGTATTGCTATCAGCGTACTACCGGCGGGACATACAGATGCAAAGCTTTGGAAGGCATTATTGTTTTTCCCAAGTGTTATCGGCACATCCATTGTGCCTACATAGGTTAAAGGCCTGGCTCCGGCTAGGTTAAACATCTTGCTGCCATAGGTCGCTATTCCATACATTAAGATAACTTCCCGACTTTAACTTTTAAATTCCCGCTTCCATCAAAGACAGAAAGCCCCTCGCTATTAATTAACACTCGCCCTTGCCCTGCAACAGCACCATTAAATTCAAACCCAGACCCTTTATCCAAATTCCATCCCTGCGTACCTGCAACGTAATTATTGGATCGAATAAAGTTTCCAATCATAGCGTTGGTTATTGTTCCCTCTTGAATAAATGCTGAATTCATAAACACCTGGCCGCCGACTATAGCGAAAGGTGAATATTGCCCGCTGCCTGAGTTGCTCATTAATACGAACTGATCGGCTTTAAACGCGATACGGCTTGTCACTGCTTGACCAGCATTTGCAATAACGGCTATCGACATTCCCGCGTCGTAATAATTGCCGTTCATGTTCACGCCAGCTTTAAGGCTATAAATGGCGCTGCCTGAACCGTCCTGGTTAAAAACAGATGTCATCTTCTGTTCGATGGCCGCGACGTTCTGCTCGTAATTGGCCTGAACGGTTGTTGTCAGGTCAGCGAGAGCCTGCTGGGTTGTGGCCACTGTTGTTGTGACAATGAGGACATCAGCCCTGACAGCCCCTAGTTGCGCATACTGGTGCTGAATACCAGAGTTGTTAGCAATAGCATTTTGAAGAATTGCTTCAATGCTTCCGCCGATTTGCTCACTAAGCCGCTTACCGTCTTCGTCATTCAGGAACCCATCAGCAATGTCGCCGAGGTAATCGCCCGCCTGGTCGTTCGCCATGCCTCGGATCCAGTCGGTATAACCCGACTCGTTGCCGGTCTTATCCACCAGTTGAGCGCGATACCAAAATATCTGGCCCGCTTTCAGACCCTGTTGAACGTAGGTGCGCTGAGGATAAGGGACATCAGTAAGCAATAATGCATCGGCACCATCACCGCTGAGCGCGTACTGTATTTCGGTATTGCGGGTGTCTTCCGCGCCATCAGGAAATCCCCAATCAAGCTGAATGCCCCAGTTAATCGGCGTCGTGCGGAACCCTACAGGTTTCGGCGGTGCGCCCTCCTTCCCGTTGAGCTGAGTCTCTACTGATGTTGCCCAGACAGAGGAAATGTCGCTGGCGTTTATAGCACGTACCCGGACCAGATAGCGGCCGGCATAAATGCCAGTGATATCGAAAGAGGATGCTGAAGTGCGTGGAACAGAGATCCAGTTGCTGTTGTCTTTGCGCCACTGGGCTTCGTACGCAATCGCATTGTCGGCTGCATTCCACTGAACGTGCATGGTCGTAACGGCAATACCCTGGCTAACGGAGGAGAAACTGCTGATAACAATGCCAGTCGGAGGCGCCTGTACGCCGGGTGGGATAACCGAGATCGGCCTGTCTTCGATTCGCGCACCGGTGTCAATGCGTTCGTATTTGTCCGGATCGTGAAAGATGGCTGAGATGGTGAACGTGTTATCACCGTTATCCGCCAGGCTGGTCACGCGGTATTGCTGCACAAAGAGGTCATCAGCATCCACTGCCCAGACAGCCTGGGGGAGCGGCGTTTCACTGTATGCAGTGGTAACTGTCACTACTTTGCCAACAACAGCCTGAACTGTTCTGGCCTGAGATTTCCCGCTGGGCATATTCAGCAGCAATCGGTCATTTGTTTTTACGTCAGCAACACGGTCGAGGGTAATATTTCGCCCAGATACCGTACTCACACGGCCACCCATAGCGCGGCCGGCACGTTGCGGATCTGCAACAGCTATAATTCGACCAGGTGGTGATAAATGACCGTCCAGCCCCACACTAAAAGTGACCAGGCTATCTTTGGCATTTGTTAACAGCGCCCAGCGGCCACGGCGGTTTGCCTCGGACTGGCGCGTACAACCGATAGCAGTAATTTCTGTCTGGTTGAAATCGTACCGGCGAACAAGGTCAGGATCAGAAACCGCCTCAACTGCATCAGCATAATGATTTATTGGGTCTGACCAGCCGACCATCGCGGTGCTGTAGCGTGTGCGTTCACTGCTCGAGGAGTATGTGAATTTTCCATTGATGACACTGGCACGGGTATAGGTGAAATCGATATCACGCGGCATATCCGCCAGCGCCACCATCTGATTATCCCACCAGTAGGTCATGCCACGAAAGATACCGGCGAGGTCAGTCAGCACGGTCCAGGCTTCTTCCTGTGACTGGATATAGACGTCACAGATGAAACGCGGTTCCATACCCGAGCCACCACGCCCATCAGGTACAAGCTGATCGCAATACTGAGCAATGCGGTACAGCTCATAGCGGTCAATCTGACTTGCATCGATGCGCTGGCCCAGACCGTACATCTGAGAAGTCACTATGTCGTAGAACACCCATGCCGGGTTATTGGTCCACGCCCATTTGAAATTACCCAACCAGGTACCTGTATATGTCCGGCTGATGGGATCATAGTTATCCGGTACCCGAACAATAAGCATTTTCGGCTTACACGTTATCTGCGGGATACGGTTCGGAAACTGTTTTGCATCAAACTCAACATAAAGCAGCGCAGTATTTGGATAACGTAACTTTGCATCGATTACTTCCGTCAGCATGCCGAGTTTCATCGTGTCGGCTATACGTGCACTGTTGGCATTTGGTGTCTGCCTACGTACGCGAACCTGCCAGCCTGTTGTGGCCTTGGGTAGCGTGATGCGGTGGCTGCGCTCGTAGGTTGTTGTAGTCTTGCCATCTACAGCCGTCGAAATCACTTCATGATAAGCTCCACCATCCGTTGCCAGGTCAACGGCGTATTCAATCCGATAGCCCACCACGTCGCCGTTAGTCCTCTGCTCCTGAAGCGCCGGCCAGTTGAAGGTCAGTCGTAAAGCATCCAGCAGGGTATTCGTAACCGAACGCACCCAGTTAGATGCGCTGGTGATCTCGGAATCAATCGTGACGCCGTTCTCTACGCTCGGCATGCCCTGAATGTAAGTTTGTTGCTGGGTGCCGGGACGGAATTCCCATTTAAGGTTTTCGTAATTTTGGGAACCGATCGGCGTACCATCGAGGTAAATACTTGAGCCATCGAGGCCACCAGCAAATTCACCGTTCCCAAGCGCAACGAGTATTTTTGCAACGGCTATAGACTGCAGATCATCAGGTGATTCTGTCGGCGTACTTCCGCCACTACTGCCACCTTTACGGCCTTTAATGAGAGTAGAAGTTGCCATATTGCGCCCATTAAAAAAGGCCACCGAAGTGACCTTTAATGTGTAATATTTCGAGGCGATAAAACCTCAGTAATGGAGTGTTATTTTACTGCTGATCCTCGGTGTAGATACCGGCGGAAATAATCGCACCTCCTATCTCACGCTGACCGTATCCCACGCCGACCGGATTGCCCTGCGCGGTAGTGTTTACCGGGCCGCCGAAAGCGTATGAAGGTTTATTGTCTGGATCTTGCCGGGTTCGAAGGCCGGTTGCTTGCGGTGAAAGCATCTGAGAAACACCGCCCAACGCCAGTGATGCACCAACCAGTGTCGCAGTACCGTAACCACCAGCAGCACCAAAACCCGCTCCCATACCAATCGAGGTTCCAGCACTGAAATAGGCAGATACGGCAATTATCGCGACACCGAGAATAGTTTGGAACATGCCAGCTCTTTTACTTCCTATGATCACCGGTACTATATGAATTTCCTTACCCGAATTAAGATTCTCTAAATCATCCTTACAAACATTTCTCTTACCTTTAAATATCGCAAAGGTAATTCCGCGTTGCTTTGAGTTTATAAGGAACTGTTCAAATCCGGGGAGGGTTACACACAATGCTTTCATAGCATCCTTAGTTCTAACTACTACTCGTTGATGCTCACGACCGAATAACCTTACTAATGAACCGCTGAGTTTAATGGTGGTAAGTTCTTCTGAAATCATCTGGGGCATAAATTTCTCCAAAAAAAACCGCGCTGAGCGCGGCCTTAGTTATAAGCATGTCTGTATGTCATTCACTGTATTATCCAGCCTACCCTGATTTCCTCCGACCCAAGTATGAGTCGTTGCTGAGTAGAACCGTATATCAGTAGTATGCTTGCTACTTTTTATGTCAATAAGTTCAAAATTACCCTGGGAGGCTATGCTTATTCCATTTTCAATTGGTCGGAAATTAATTTGCGTAGAAAGTCCCGCGTAACTATGGGTTTCCATATTATTTGCTATACAGCGAGAAAGTGTATCTGCGCTTTTATTTGATACAAACGTAGCGTAGGGCTTAGCGTCACGCATTTCTGATGGTGTAACTGCACAGCCGGTTAGAAGAAGCGCTGCCAACAGGCAAGTTGCTTTTATCATTAAATCCTCCTGATTTCAGAAGTTGATATTAGCACCCCCACACGATCTGAAAAGAGAATCAGAGCAAATCTTTATACCTGACTATTTTTATGGTCCGGTCCATCCACTGGCCGCCATACGGAACGCGCTGGCTCAACATGCCGTACATATGGTGCAGCAGCATGCCATCATCAGTCAGTATCCCGGCGTGGTTCGCCACTGGTGCCGATACTTGCATGATCACCATATCCCCGGCGCGTAGCTGCCCTGAGAACTCCCGGAAACCGCACTCGTACCAGTTATCTATGTACAGATTTTCTTCGCCAGATTCCCACCAATGCCGGTCTACACGGTAATCCTTCAACTCGATGCCGTGCGTCTGCCGGAAGTAGGACATTATCAGCCCCCAGCAGTCGGTGTGTCCGAGTACGAACTGACGCCCTATCAGCGGCAAATCGCCCCGCGGCTGAATGGTCCGTAAATCCCCCTCTGGCCAGCTGGCTATGTGCCAAGGTAATTCGTGGTTATCGCATTGCGCCTGATCGAGCTCACTGGGTTGCGTCGTGGCGTCAGGGTGGCTGTGCACGATAGCGATGATTGTTCCCCAATCTTCGGCCTCTACGTATCCTTCTGGGTCCAGATGAAACTGCTCGGTGGGATCACTGGCGAGATTCCGGCACGGAAAGTAGCGTTCGACCCGTGATTTCTGAGCCACTACTCCGCAGGCTTCGTTTGGGTAGTCTGCCTCCGCGTGGGCCATGATAGCTTTGAGTGTTTTCTCTCTCATAATTTAGCCTTTAATCAGGGCAGAGCCAGGGAAGCCGCCGAACGGGATTGGCTCACCGTCGCCAAACCGCTTCTGGCAGTCAGTTCGCAACCCGCCGCATTCGTCTTTGCTGGGGTCGTCAACCGGATTTCCCTTCTTGTCGAAATAACGTGTGCCAGCGTAATCACACCCGCGACCAGTACGGTACCAACCTCGCATGCACCAGGTGCAGAGACTGTGAATCTGGCGCGTAGGGATCCGTATACCGCGCAGGTCCGCCGGACTTGCCAGCTCAAACTCTACGCCTTCGTCATCTTCGGAGGATTTGCGGTCGATATAGTAAACCTGCACTTTCTCTTCAGTCGGATCAGCCGCTGGGTTACCGCCGGAGAAATTACGTGCATCCAGAAATTCTTCAAACGTGTCATGGACCGTCACCTTAAACTTCGCCATGTCGTCAAAGGTAAGGCAAAGCGCCGTCACAACGCCGCTGATGTTGGCCACTGTGAGTTTAGGCTGAGCCGCCTGCCCGTCACTGGACATCTCCAGACCTTCAACCTGAAAAGGCCACGGCCCGTATTCGATACCCTGCCACCAGATGGTTTTACCCGACAGTTTAGTTTCATCATCCCCGGCGGCCAGAATTTCTTCTTCGGTATAAGGCAGTGTGTCGTTATGGAAACGTAAAATTTCAGCACCATACTCAGTACCGTCCACCTCAATCAGCCTGACCGTTCCCCCCGGTTCAGGCTGCTGGATTAATGCGTTGAACGACATATTTTCCCCTATGCCTGGTAGGCCTGCTCAAAAGTGGCCGACAGCGAGTAATTATTGCCACCCGTTGCCGTTGGTTTATAGGACTTGCAGCGGTATAACCCCAGCGTGGAAAGTGGCGGTGTCCAGCGAAATGATTTACTGCCAGCATGACGTTCAAGAAAGGTTTTAATCGCCGCGATATACGCCTCGGTTCCGACGAAACTAAGATCCCAGCTTTCCTTTTTGGGGTTGATCCCATCAGCGGCAACCTGTGAATAACCATCACCGTATTGCGCAGTGCGGACACGGAATGTGGTGTCCGCACTGGCATTCAGGCGAGGACTCCACGTGAAAGTTTCAATCGCCATTATTTGCTGTTCCTCCAAAGTGCGCCGCCGGGCCTCAGATCCTTATTACGCATATCGACGTAGGTTTTCTGCGCCAACTTCATCAACTCTGTTCCCATTTGTTCAAAACCCGCAGTGGATTGTGAATTGTCGGTTCCCTGTTCCCCGCCGTAAATGTTGAGGGTTATCTGCGGGGCCGGATACGTGCCGGTAGCATTTGAACTGCTATCAGCGACAGAACGCACGCCGAGGGAACCGTCAGAGCCACGCGTTAGCGGCATTATTGCCTCGGGACCAGCCTCACCCATTAGGCCAGCCCCCTTAGAGAAAGCG